TTTTGTATTACCTGCAAAGAAAACTAATCTTTTTTCAGGTCTAGCTTCCTTAGATAAATAACAATTTGGACCATAACTTGGATTAAATAATATACCTGATAAAAAGCATATACCATTTAATACTTTGAATGATGGTGGTCTTGTATAACCATTTAATGGTGATGTATCATATAATGATTTTTCTTTTAATTCTAATAATTTACCATTATCTTTTACAGTGATAGTATCATTAAAAATTAAATCATAACAAGCTAAATGAGCTTCAGAACGACTTAATTTATTATTTTTTTCCATACATTCATAATATTTTTTATTATCTGTTGGTACTTCTGTTAATAATATTAATTGAATGAAATCTTTTTCAATTTCCATAGGATATACTCTAAGTTTTGCAATATCAACACTACCATCAGTCGCATTTTCATAATTATTTATATATAATTTACTATTATCTTTGCTAAAACCTAATACTTTAGAACGTAATCTATTTCTTTTATAAAATTTACCATTAATATAACATTTAATAACATTACTATTAACAGTATAAGTAATATGATACCATTTATTTAATGCAATTTCACCTGTTTCAATATCTAAACCATCGTTCCAATTATCAACAGTTGATACTCTAAAATGCATAGCAGTTTGACCAGGATATAAATAGAAACCTGGCATTCTATTTTGGTCACTAGGAGTACCTTGTCTAAAAATACCTCTCCAATAATCTCTCAATTCGTTAATTTTAATCCAGAATGAATATGAAAATGTTGTAGTTTTATCATCTTGATTAATTCCGTATAAATAAGTATTGTTTGTATTTGCATCACCCATATTAAATGATTTTTTAACAAAGTCATTAGTTGTATTTACAGATAAGAACGTTACTTTATTTAATTCATCGTCTGTTAAATTAAAATTACAAAATGGATTTTTAACTTTACCTTGTGTATTTTCTAATGCGGGGTCGCACATTGATTTAACACCAATATCATTTAATGATCTTTCTTTCTTTGGTTTTGTAGGTTTAAATTCGAATTCAACCCAATAATTTAAACTTTTACTATCATCTGGGCCTTCTTTTGCATTTATCATTCTTGCATCAGAATGAAGACTTGCGTGTCCCGCCTTACCAACTTCACGAACTTCTGGTGGATTAAAAGTATCATATAATTCATTCGCATAAGCATCACCTAATATTTGAGTCCATTGGGTTACATCATTCTTTTTACCTCTCATTGAACAAGTAGCTTTACCATTACTTGTTGCTAATTGAAAATCATTTCCAGCCCAACATTCACCACCATATTGTAAACCGTAATATTTTTTATTATCAGATAATGCTAAATCACGACATTCTTCTTGTGATACCATATCTTTACCACTTAATAAAACTGGTAATCTTCTAGAATCATATGCATTTCCACGTAATACTTGGTCTTTAAAACAACCATAATTTTTACCAGCAGTAACATATCCATTTACACCTTTATTTTGTAATTTAGTTTCAACAGATACTATTTTATAATTAATTGCATTAGTTGGATAAAAAACACCGTTCCAAACTGCGTGACCTGCAAAATATCCTGGACCACCAGTATTTAATAAATATAATAATACTCTATCACCATTTTGGAAATTAGGTATTGCCATATTATAAACAGTATTACAACAAGTAGCTTTACCAACTAATTTAGGTGAATCTTGTGAATCTTTTAAACCTTTTCTAACTATATTTCTATAGCCAATTGGATATTTAGAACCTGGGTCATGATAAACTTCTAATTTATCATCTGCAATAAATGATAAGAATAATGTATTATTATCTTTTGGTGGATTTAACGAATCCCAAGATTCATTTTTATAATCTTTAAAATATGTTTTAGTATTCCATAATGCTGTATTATTTTTATTATAAATTACTAAATTTCTATCATTTTGCATTATTAATCTAAAAGGCGCATTTTCATTAATTACATTATTTGCAGAAAATACTGGTTTATTTGATTTATTATATAAAACTAAGTTACCATCGGATTGCATTTTTAATGTATAAGGACCATTATTAATTCCAATATCAGAACGATTCATTTCTTTTCCTTGCCATACTTTTTCACCATCATCTTCTATATATAAATAACCATCATTAGTAACATTTAAAGTAAATTTTCCATTTTCACTTTTAATAGGTAATTTACATTCAGTATTCGAATTAGTTCCAGATACACAAGTGTCATTATTACCTGCAAAGTTTTCCATTAGTTTATTATTCTTATATGCAAGATTATATGATATAATGAATAAAGTAATAATAACTGTAGAAATAATAAGAATTTTATTATTCATTTATATTTATAATATAATACAATAAAATAGATTGACAAAAAAAATAATATTTATAAAAACATTAAGAAAAAAATTATTCTCAAAATAGATAAAGAAAATTATAAATTCTTTATATCATGAAGTATTATTAATGATTTTAAAAGTAATAAAAATATATTGAAATAAAATTTACTTAAAGTTATCTAGAGTATGATGAGTATAGTGCGTAAAATGGCAATCAAAAAAAACTTAGATAATAATACAATGGCAAAGAAAGAAACTCAACAATCTGTTCCTCAAGAACAAACTCAACAAGCAGCGTCAGTTAAATCTGAATCCAAAAAAGCAACTAAATCTTCTTCCTCTAAAAAAGAAGAAACTGCACCAGTTCAAGCAGCAGCTCCAGTCGCTACACCAACTCCTGCTCCAGCAACTGTTAAAAGAATTGTTAAAGCAGCTTCTAAAAAAGAAGAATCTGCACCAGTTCAAGCAGCAGCTCCAGTCTCTACTCCAGCTCCACAAGAATCTGCACCTAAAGCAAAAGCACCTAAAGCGAAATCTGCTAAAGCACCAGCAGCTCAACAATCAGCTCCAGTAGTTACTCAACAAGCAACTCCAACTGAATCTGAATCCGCTCAAGAACCAATGGGTGTTTCAGCAATCTTCGAATCTGTTTCTTCTCAACTTGAAAACTTAATTAATTCTCAAAAAGCATTACAAGTTAATGTTAAAAAAGCATTAAAAATGTATCAAAAAGAAGCAAAAGAAGCAGAAAAATCTCAAGAACGTGAAAAACGTCGTCATAGAAAAGACCCAAATAGAAAAAAGCGTGAACCAACTGGTTTCGCAGTAGCATCTTCTATCTCTGATTCATTATGTTCTTTCTTAGGTGTTACAGCAGGTACTAAATTATCTAGAACTGATGTTACTAGAAAAGTTACTGCTTATATCCGTGAAAACAACTTACAAATCCCAACTAATAAAAGATGTTTTGTTCCAGATGCTAAATTATCCGCAGTCTTAGGTCCATTAAAACCAGTTGACCAAGGTAAAGGTTATAACTATTTCAATTTACAAAGATATATCACTCCACATTTCCCATCTACTAAAAAAGCAGTTTCTGCACAATAAATAATATAATAATTAGATAAATATAAAATTTAAATTTGATAGTTTTAATTTTATAATTATTTTATCATATCTATATAAAGATGATGATGTTATCAATCACTAATAAATCTGAATGGATTAGAAATCACTCTAAATATATTTGTATTCTGTTAGCTAATTGTGGCTATGATTCTAATAACTTATATAAAAATTCTATTTCTGATGAAATTTATGATTGTATTCATATCCATCTTAGTAATCATTTAAATGATACCGAAATATTAGATAAAAAAACATTGAATGCTATATCACTTATTATTGATGATATTCAAGAAATATTTAATATTGATAAAAATAAATATAATAAGTTATATTCTCTTTACGAGTCTGTTTTAGAAGATTAATTTATTATCACCAACTTTATATTTTTTTAATAATATAATTGTTATTAAAAATATATATTTTATTTTACCATTTTCAAATTATTATTTTTAAAATAGTTATATTTTAATTACCTACTGCTGATTCATATAACCAAGGCATTGCATTTCTAGCATCCATATTAACTAATGTTAATCCAGATAATATCCATAGACAAGCCGTCGACTTATCTGATTCGGTAACCCCTTCAGAAACCATCCTATCAAAATCATTCAATAAAAGATTCGCTAATTTATACTTATCTGTTATGCGCCAAATTGATACTAAAGTTTCTGTAAATACTTTACCATTAGATACATAACGTAATTTAGATTGACTTGATAAACCAATTCTATAATTCCACATATCTTCCATATATTTATATAATGAACGTAATAATTGTAAATTCAATGATAAAAACCATTCACATTTAGTATATTGTTTCAAATTATCCATTTTTTGAAAAACTGAAATACATCTTTGTTGTAATCTTATTTCTGGGTCATCAATAACTTCATTTTCAATTTGAATAGGTCTAAATGATTCAATTTTCTTTAAAAGAATATTAAATTTATTTATGATATCACCCCCAATCTCACATGTATTATACGGATTGATTGTCGAGTTTTTTAATAATTCTTTTAATGTCGCTATATCAAATCCCCACCATCTATTATCGGCGTCTTTATATGAGAAAAAGTTTTTATTAGGAATATTAACTAATTCCTCGAAGGATAAGAAGTCTGTATCATTGGTATTTAAATGTTTACAAAATACTGGTATACCACGAGTTTTAATATAGTTACGTACTAAAAACCCACGAATTAAAGATTGTATTTTAACAATAGATTTTACGTGTTGATTAAATGATGAATAATCCCTTTTTAAACGTTTTGGATTTAAATTCAGGTTAGATAGGTCATTTACAATTGTACCGGTAATATTATCATTATTAAGTGGTACGGTAATCAGTAATACATCGTGTACATTAGCGTGAACACCACATAAATCACCAATTCTTTTATTGTTTCGACACTGCTTCGTCGGTTCTTTATTTAACCGTGCGTGACACTTATTTAAATCGAATTGATTCATTTTTTATATATAATATTTATAAAAGTTAAGTAAAAATTCAAATTTTTATTTTTCTTTAAATAATCCAAAAAATTAAAATAAAAAAAATTTGATTGATATTTTTATTTAAAATTTAACAATATAATAATAATTATAACATTAAGAATGTCTGCAAACAAACAAACTAAATCTGATGCTTTAAAGCCTCAACACATTGACTTATCTAAAATTACTTTTGGCGAAATCGTCACCAACAAACATGGTGGAAAAAGTTGCCGCGTACAATTAGACGGACGTGATTTAATGATTGAAACTCCAAGAATGAAATTACCATATGGTATTTCTGTTAATATTGAAAAAGATACTAGCGGAAAACCAATTCAAGGTAAAAATCCTAAATATAATTTAGATTTATCATTCGCTGGTTTTGAATTAAATGACCAAGGTGAACCTGCTGATAAAGCAGTTAGAGAATTATTTGAAAAAATGGAAGGTTTACATAATCTTTTGATTAAAGCAGTCCATAAAAATGCTGAATCTTGGTTAGGTTTATCTGAATGTAATGAAGCTATTGCTAAAGCATTCGTACGTGATACTATTAAGTATTCTAAAGATAAAATCACTAAAAAAATTAATAACAAATATGCTCCAACTTTACGTGGTAAATTAGCTTTCTGGGATAACAAATTTTCAGCATTAGCTTATGATGAAAACAAACAATTAATTCCAGATTTAAAATCTGCATTAGTTGCTAGAGGTGAAGCTAGAACAATTCTCAAACTTGAAGGTGTTAATATCGCTCAAGGTAAATGTGGTTTCTCATTTAAAATTATACAAATTAGAGTTTATCGTCCAGTTGGTCTCCCTGCTTATGCTTTCGTAGATGATGATGATGAAGATGTACCAGTTAAAAGCACTTTAACTTCTGAACCTGAACAAAAATCTCACAACACTCACGTTGAAGATTCTGAAGATGATGAAAATGGCAATGGTAAAGACGAATTAGATGCTCAAGATGACGATGAAGAAGATGAAGAAAAACCACCTACTCCTCCACCACAAACTAAAAAAATTGTTAAAACAGCAAGTGCTACTAAAGCTCCAGCTAAAAAAAAATAAATAATTAAATTTCAATACAATGAAATACTAATTATAAAATAATATAATAATAACAATTTTATATTAAAAATTTTATTTTTTTAATATTTTTAATATAATTCAACTCTTATAAAACCAAATAATCATATATTTATTTTGATTGCTTGTTTTTTAATTAATTCAAATATTTATTTGATTATCCTTTATAAATGTTTCTAATAATTCTAAATTCTCTTTACAATTTATTATTTCCTCTGATATTTTCTCTTGATTTAATATGACTTTCTGTAAATTATATAAATCTCTTATCTTATTATAATCAATTGTTTCTTTTAATTTTATATTCTCAAAACATTTATCCCTTTTTATTATTTTATAACAATCATCTACCGATAATCCTTTTGGTCTATCTACATAATCATTACCTAATAATATACATAAATCTAAAAATGATTTATAATCTAATTTCAAATCAAATAATATTTTGTTTAAATAAAATACATCTATATACTCATTTTGAATATTATAATTTGTTAATACCATCTTACAACCTAATGCTATTACATCCGTATCATCACTCATTACACAATCTGCTATTTTTAAATCACATAACTTTACAGATAATAATTCAGCTTCCATATCACCTTGTATAAACGGAATCCCCATTAATTTAAATAATTCTTTTGTTCTACCCAACTTATCTCGAGTTACTTTAACGTTTTCTGCTTCTAATTTATTTAGTTCTTTCTCTATTTCAACCATATTAATATCTTTCTCTTTAACAACGACTTCTGGTTGAGAACTATAACTACGTATTTTTGTTTTTAATATTTCTATTTTCTTTTCTCTTTCTATTCTTACTTCTTTTCTTTCTTCTAATGTCTTTTGTTTTTCCTTTGGAGGTTTACCATCAAAAATAAATATTGGAACTATATTATATTTTCTAAACTTACCTATCATATTATAAAAATGATTCAAATAATTTTCATTATTATACATAAACTTATACATATATAAATTGGTGTCAATTGCTATCTTCTTTCCTTTTAAAGATGATAAATGATGCGATATATATCCTCTATACCGTCTCTCTATAAAGCCTTTTAAATTTCTAATACCCATTTTTATTTTATTTTTTGTTTTTTATATTATAAACTTAAAATTATCTTTATGTTTTTATATTTTTTTTATTTAATTAATTCGTTATAAGTCATACGAATATAAGGCTTATTTATAAGTAACATTTCTGTATATAATTTATACCGACCTAAATTCGAAATACCAAAATTGTACATTTCTACCTGTTTAGTATCAGTCCATACCGTATTCTTAATATCGTAATCTCTTAAAAACTCTTCAATATTAATTAATAGACCATATTTTAATATATAATAAGCGAATACATTAGTGTGTTGTATGAATAATTTATTTGTACCATCGTTCTTCGGCTTTAATAATACATCAATCGACTCAATACCTTGCACATCCAAAATATATTTTACTAATTGGTTTAAATACATTAATTCGGTGTAAAACATATCATCTAAATTATTTTTTGTAATTATTGAATCAAGTGTCGTATTAAATGTTATTGCATATGCATCGGTATAAGATTCAAATATATTTGCGTGGTCATTAATTTTAGTATTTTGAATAATTTTGTTTTCTAATTTTAAATTATTACAAAATGCAAAATCCTTTTTTAAATAATGAATTAATTCATGAATAAAAACTTTATCACTATCTTCTACTCTAAAAATAAATATTTCTTTTGTTGTCATACTATGTGTCGTTAAACCAGAGTTGACATTTATTGGA